AATAAAGATTATAAAGTTTCTATTGACTATGCAAAGGGTGAAATGCGACCTACATTCCACGAAGATGCTATACAGTTAATTGAAAGAGATGATGACGGTACAGAAATTACTGCAGCTGATAGAACAACATCAAATTATCAAAAGACTGGTGACTTAATAACTTTACCATATACAGAAGCAACTTTAATAGATCAACCTTATGCAAGTAAGGCTATCAACGTCAATCCGTTTGGTGTATTTACATGGATAGGTTCAATAGAATTAACACCTCCAGGAGATGAATGGAAAGAAACAGAAAGAGCACCAGAACTTGTTATTAATAATCCTAATGGTAGTTGGGATAACCTAACAAGACAAACTGGTAATAGTGGACAGTTATCTGAATTTCCTATGTCAACAGTTTGGAATTCATGGCAAGATACATGGACAGGAAGACCTATAGAAACTGAAAGAAGACGAGTTGGTACATACGAAAAAAGAGGTGGTCATGGTTGGAGAGTAATTGCAAAAGAAGAAGTAACTACTGCTCAACAAGTATCGCAAACAAGAACAGGAATTAGAGCAGTTGCAATACCAGAAACAGTAAGAACATCAATTGGTGATAGAGTTGTTTCTGTTGCATTTGTTCCTTTTATTAGAAGTAGAACATTAACATTTGTTGCAACAAGACTAAAACCAAATACAAAGGTTTATCCATTCTTTGATAATGTTGATATATCTTCATATGTAACACCTGATGGTGGTTCATTGGGTGGTAATTTAATTACAGATTCAAATGGTAGAGTTGAAGGTACTTTTGCAATACCTGATCCTAAAACTAGTTCAAATCCTAGATGGAGAACAGGTCAAAGATTATTCAGATTAACAAGTTCTTCTTCAAATAGTTTAACAAATGCAAACGTAGAAACAGCTGCAAACGTTGAGTATGTTGCAAGAGGTTTATTAGAAACTGTAAGAGAAACTATTTTATCAAGTAGAGAAGCTCGTGTTGAAATGAGAAGTGTTACCGAAACACAGTCTATTACAAGAACATCTACAAGAACGGAAGAAAGACAAGTTGGTTACCACGATCCTTTAGCACAAACATTTTTAATTGATGATGAGGGTGGAGTATTCTTAACCTCAATTGATATATTCTTTAGTACGAAAGATAGTGCTATACCAGTTACAGTTCAAGTTAGAGATGTTGTTAATGGTTATCCAGGACAAAAAATATTACCATTCTCGGAAGTAACTTTAAATCCTAGTGATGTAAATACAAGTACAGATGGTACTGTTGCAACTAAATTTACATTTTCAAGTCCAGTGTATATACAAAACAACGTAGAGTATTGTTTTGTTGTAATGGCTAACTCACAAGATTACAATGCTTACGTAGCAAGAATAGGTGAAACATCATTAGATTCAAATAGAACAATATCGGCTCAACCTTATGCTGGTGTATTATTTAAATCTCAAAATGGTATGACATGGTCTGCTGAACAAAATGAAGATATGAAATTCAAATTGAGAAGAGCAGAATTTAGTCAAGTTACAGGTACAGTCACATTAACAAACGACACTTTATCTACAAGAACACTTAAAAATAATCCTTTAAGAACAACAAATGGCTCGTCAGTTATTAGAGTATTCCATCCAAATCACGGTATGCACGGAACTGATAACAATGTTACGATTGCTGGTATACCAAGCGGAACTTATAATGGTATTGATACTACTACAGATCCAATTAATGGAACATATACAAGCATTTCAAATGTAACTTTAGACAGTTATGATATAACTTTAGGTTCTGGTACAGCAACTGCAACAGGTGATATTGGTGGTGCTACAGTTACAGCAACTCAAAATAGAACATTTGATGTTTTAAATTTAGGTGGTATTCAAACAATGAATGTACCTGGCACAACTATAGATTATTTTGTAAGAACATCTACAGGTAAATCAGTACACGGATCAGAAACACAATTTACATTGACATCAGCTGCAAATAAACTTGCCGTTGTACATAATGATAACTTATTTTTCACATCACCTCAAATGGTTGCAAGTGAAATAAATGAGTCAGGAGATACTGTATTAGGTGTTGCAGCAAAAGGTGTTGGCAAATCTTTCTATACAATATTAGAAATGACAACTACAAATACTAAACTTTCTCCTGTATTAGATACTCAAAGAATGAGTGCGTTTACAATTTCAAATAGATTAAATAGCCCTACTTCAAGCAATACTCCAGATTATCTTGCTGATACAAATAATTTAGGAACATCATCAGCTGCTGTGTATTGTACTAAACCAGTTATTTTAGAAAACAACTCTAAAGCATTAGACATAAGATTGACTGCAAACATTAGAGCAACATCTGAAGTAGAGATGTATTTTAGAGTTTCAGGACCAGATGAAGAAAGACAACTTGACGATATAAGTTGGACACCATTTAACACAGACGGAAGTCCTGACGTATCAATAACACCTGCTGAGGATGATAGTACGTTTAGAGAATACAAATATTCAGCAACCGATATACACGACTTTACATCATTCCAACTTAAAATAGTAATGAAAGGAACCAATTCATCATATCCACCTGTATTAAGAGATATGAGAGGAATTGCATTGGCTATCTAATATGACAAAATTACAAGTTGAAGGGTTTGCAAGTTTAGTTAGAGATACAAGTTCTAACGCAATTGTAAATGTAAATAAATCTGATTATCAAATTTATATGAGTCGTTATAAAGGTAGAGAAAAACAAAATGATGTTTTAAGAGATACAGTAAAAGAGATAAATAATTTAAAAAGTGAATTATTTGAAATTAAAAAATTATTAAAAGAGGTAATTAAAAAATAATGGCTGCAAGAACAATATCAGCAACACAAACACTCGAAGAATTTAGAACCGAGTTTAATGCTTTATCTGAAACAGATTTTGGAGATATAGCAACACTTGATTCTGGTATTAGTGCAACATCAGTAATTGGTGCTGTAAATGAGTTATATACTTCTATTTCTGGAAGTTTAGGTTTCGATATTACTGACGGCTCAAATACTGAAACAGTTTCTAATACTCAAACAATTACTTTTGCAAGTACAGCTAATCAAGTTACAGCTACAGTTTCAGCTACAGATACAGTTACATTTTCACTACCTAATGATGTTACAATTTCTGGCAATTTTATTGCAAATGGTTCAGGTACACATAAATTAGGCACTATTGATGTTTCTGGTAATACAATTAGTTCATCAGATAGTTCATCAGTTACAGTAAATGACGGATTAACAGTTAATGGAACTATTACAACTAGTACAATAAACAGTACATCTGGAGAAGTTAATTTTGGAAGTAACAATATCATAACAACTGGTTACATATATACATCTACTGTAATTGCTTTTGAGGGGTCTACAGCAGATGATTTTGAAACAACATTAGGAGTTGTTGATCCAACAGCAGATAGAGTTATTACTTTACCAGATGAAACTGGTACTGTAGTTACTACAGGTAGTACTGGTGTTATAACTGGAACAATGATTGCTTCAGATACTATAGCCGAAGCAAATATGGCAGATGATGCTATTGGGCAAGATCAGTTAAAAAATGTAGTAACTTTGCAGATTTTAAACTCAACTGGAACAGTTGTAAAAACAATTTACGGCGCAGGAGCATAGAGTTATAAATATATAAATAAGTAATAAGAGGTACTTACTGAAATGAAAGTGGTACCAAGAATAAAAATGGAGAAATTATGGCAGTAAGAAAACCTTTATATGAAGTAAGTGGAAACTTACGAGAGATGGACACTACTATGGTCGATGCAATCGTAGCTAGAGCAGTTTATCAATATTCATTAAGTCCTAGTGTTACTTTATCTGTTGTAGGTTCTGGTGGTAACATCGGAAGTATTACAGATACAAGAAAGCAAGCGGGTGCTCAATCAACAAGTACAACTTCAACACCTAGTGAAGCTACAACAGCAGAACCTAGTACAGTTACAGTAACATATGATAAAATTAGTTCAAGTAACGCTTCAGTAACACCTACAAGTGATACTGGTAAAACTTGGCCTGTGTACTATAACGCAAGTGGTCAAATCCAAGCAATGACTTTGGCAGATGTAAAAGATACATTTTTACATCCTGCAATTGACTTATTAGCTTCAGGTTCGTTAACATCATCACAAGCTGGAACATATCATATTTCAACTTCAGCTTCTGTCGCAGGTTCAACTGAAGTATCAGGATCATCAACACCAATCTTTTCAGATACAAGAGCAGATACAGGTGCTTATTCAGCAGATTCAATTCCTGAAACACTTGACCAACCAACAACAGTTACAAACTATTATTTACATAGAATTGATGGTGTAAGTGCTACATATACTGAACCGTTCTTTTTAGATGGTTCTAATAACGTTAAAGAATATACAACGGCTGCATTTGACTCATTACTACAAGAATGGACTAGATATACAGCTGCTTCATCTACTGACGGTTATGCTTTAAGTTACACGTTAGGAACTACAGCAACAGGTAATACAAGAGGTTCTGGTATTGCAGATACTATTTTAAATGGTTCTGGTAACTATCAAACTCGTTTTGTAAACATTGATGATTATAGAGCACAAGAGTTTCCTGATGGTTCAGCAGTAACAGCTAACACATATTATTTACGAATTATAAAATCTTAATAAATAGATTTAAAAACTATATTATGAATTATGAATATATTATTAACTGGTAGTGAAGGCTTTATAGGCCAACACCTATTCAACTTTTTAAAAATTAATCACAAAGTAATTTGTCTGGATAAACAAACAGGCAATGATCTGCTTACTTGCGACTTAAAATATAACGTAGATTTAGTTATACATCTTGCTGGCCTTTCTGGTGTACGAGATAGTTTAGATAGACCTACAGAATATTGGGAACAAAATGTAATCGCAGGTCAAAGACTTTTTGATTATTTCAAAGATACAAGAATCTTATACGCAAGTTCATCAACAGCACACGAGCCTTGGAAAAATCCATATGCTATGAGTAAATATAGCCTTGAGCAAATTGCTCCAGAGAATAGTGTTGGTATGAGATTTACAACCGTGTATGGTCCTAACGCTAGAGATACAATGTTAATACCAAGAATATTACGAAATGATGTTCCTTATATTAACACAAATCATAGTAGGGATTTTATACACGTTGACGATTTAGTGAGAGCGATAGACAGTTTGATTAAATCAAACTTAAAGGGTATTACAGACATAGGTTCAGGAAGAACAAACAACCTTATAGAGTTGGTTGATTATTTTAAAATTGATTGTAAACGTGTTGTGGGAAATACGTTTGAACGATTAGATAACCTTGCTGATAATACCCTACTAAATACAATTGGATGGTCACCAAAAATTGACTTATATAATTATATAAAGGAGAACCGAAATGATAACTGAAGAATATTTAAAAGATAATTTTTTAACTGCATATTTTATAGATAGTGAAAGACAAAATATAGAAGTGCAAACAACAACTGAAGATAAGAAAAAAGTTTTTACTACTATTATTCCATATGATGAAAATGGAGAGCAGTTTAAAGCTCTGTCAAAATTTATGAACCTTGATCAGTTGCACGAATCGACTTATCAAAAACATAAAAATGAAAGAAAATTATTTGAAGAATCTGTGATAAGAATTGCACAAAAAACTGGTCTTATTATGGATAGTGAAAAAATTGATACTAAATTTTATCCAACTTTAGTAACTTCTTTGTTTGAGGATCAGGATGACGCCGATCACGTTTTTGCTTTAAAACTTGCTTTATTTGAATTAGACTCTATAAAAGATTCTACAAATGAGGATGCTAAAAAAGAATTAAGAAAAGCTAAAAATAAATTAGATATTCTTTCAGCGGCTATTCAATGTATGGGTAAGAAATAATTAGAATACCAACCTGTCCATCCTTTTTCTTGTAGATGGTGCATTTGACCTAACGTACATACACTAAATTGAGATGGTTGTTGGTAGATATAATCTTTAATTGAAGGACATACTTTATCGTATGTTTCATATTTAATATTTTTATAATACCATTCATCACTACCTCTAGTATATGTACTAACAAAAAATTCATCATTTTTCTTAAATTTATCCCATATGTAGGATACATCACCTGTCCAAGATACTATTGATGAGTTTAAAGGTGTATGAGCTGGTTCTCTCCACCACGTATCATCTAATAATGTAAAGTTTTTTCTTATAAGATTAGGAAGTTTATCATAGATCACTAAATCTAAATCAAAATATAGATTTTCATCATCTCTAAATCTGTCATACATTTGAAGCTTATTGAACCAATTGCCATATAGATCATTTTCTATAACTTCAAAACTATCATACTTTAGACCAGAGTATTCATCTATCATATGTTTTAAGTTGTCAACGTGCCATTGAGTAAACTTTTCACCAAATCTACAACAAATAATTCTCATTTATTTTTCTTCCTACACCTGTAAAGTGTATAACTTTTAGTTTGTCATTTACTTGTTTATCTAATATCATATAATCAGTATTAAACTTTTGCATATACATTTTATTTAGCTTTAAATTTTCTTTATAATCATCTGTGTATTTAGCAATCCATTCACTAGGTGTTTTAGTTAGTTTTGCCTTATGTTCTAATATCTTCCACTTGACATAATTTTGTTCACCATAATACTTCTTATGTACGGTGCCTTCCTTATAGAAATGTAATTGCCAGTATTCAGGATTGAGTGCAAAATCATCCCATACAAATTTTAAACTACCTGATTTAAACTTATAAAAACCACCATTGATACCTAGTTTATTTTCCCACCATTGGCCATATGTAACTAACTCGTTTTCTTTCACTGGATAATTAAGTAAATCATCTATATTATTAACAATAACTTGATCTATATCCATAATAATAATATCATCGCCTGGATTTTGATATGCAAATTGAGGGCTGAAAAATTTTAGTTTATGCCAATGTTTTACTATATTACTATTGTGATTGTAAGGTAAAACTAAATCTGCTTTGACATCTGTATCACTTAAACATACAAATTGAAAATCTACCGTTGAGTTTTTTCTTAAGCTATCGTGCAATCTAGTAATGTAATCTGGTGAATAGAAACCGTCAAAATATACTGTACATATTTTAAGCATTTAATTTTTTCCAAACAATATCAAATCTTTTATTAATTGTATGACACATTATAACTTCATCTGGTACCCAAAGTTGTTTAGAGAAAAAGAAATGCCATTTAGAATCTAACCATAATACAGGTATATTATTCTCCTTTAATTTAACTGAAAATAATGTTTCATTATCCCATCCAAAGTAGTGTGTTATTTTTTTCGGCCACATATCGTGTCCATTTTTTAAACTACTCATTAAAGATAGATTGTTATCGAAATCATCAAAGTATTTTAATTTAACAATATGTTCTTTATTTGCCCCAATTATGCCTGTGTTTATGACATTATTACGAGGACTTAAACCTTTTTCAAATAACATAGCTTGAGCGTTATAATATTTTGCTGTTGGACTTCTTATTGTTGTTGATGTTTCTGTAACCGATTCAATTTTTGATACCGCATCCGAATTATCTAATACTGCTATACCTTTTGTTAAATCCCAATGTTCAAAGAAATTTACAAATTTCATAGGAACAACGTCAAAATCTAAATAGAGTATTTCGTCATAGTTTTTTGCTAACTCATACATCAAATGTATTTTATAAAAATTAATTACATTATAGGTTGTTAAGTATGGATACTTTGTTTGTAATTTTTTTTGATAATTAATATAGTTTGAATCAAACTCAAACATTTTAAATTCAATATTATTAGCGAAAGCGTAAGCTTGTTTGCACGCCACTAAATCATCATAATTATCTTTAAATTGACTTTTTGTTACATAGTTTATAGGAGGATCACCTTCTTTTAAAACATTTTTATCAAATATATCAAGCTCTTCTTTTGGAATGTCAATATACAAACTATAAATTACTCTTTTCATTTAAACTTTCCTATCAGTAAAAATCTAATACCACGCTCATCTTTAATTTGATCTTCTATCATAACTTCAGCATTATCAGGTAATTGTTTTTTAAATTCTTCTATATTCTTAGCGCAATTAATATGACCTTCTATATCAAACATATTATTTGAGGTAAATGCAAAGTATGGTTTGTTCTTTCTACATATCCATTCCCACATAGGCCATTCTTTCATAGGTGCCATATGCTCGCAAGATGTGTTTATAAAAAGATTAGCACTTCTATATTCATTTAGTTTTAAATCATCAAATATATCCTGACATCTAAATTGCACATTTTTATAATCATAGAACAATCTATTTGTAGCAATATTAATAACTTCTTTATCTTTATCAATAAGTGTAATTTTCTTTATATGTTTATAAGCAGGTACAAATATACTGCCATACCAACTACCCATAATTACAATTTCATCTATTTTAGCATTTAGCATTTCAACATATTCTATTATTGCTCCTTTTGCTCTAAATTGATTTACACTATATGAGTCTAGTATATCAGGATTATGCCTGCCTTCTTGTATTATTCTTTTAAATAAATCTAAATCTATTTTATCAATCATTTTCTTATTATATAATCATTAATAACTAACAAATCTAATGCTGTTTTTTTAAATGTTCTTATTGCTTGTTCAGGTGTTTCTACTATAGGTTCTTGGCAATTAAAACTTGTATTTAATAACATAGGTATACCTGTTATTTTGTAAAATTCATTTATGATATTGTAAAACTTTTCATTAAATTTTTTATTAACTGTTTGTATTCTGGCTGTACCATCAACGTGTGTAATACCTGGCACTTTATCTGATTTAACTTTACATATTCTACTCATATATGGGCTAGGAAATTTTGTATCAAAATATTGTTTGTAATGTTCTTCTAATACAGCTGGTGCAAATGGTCTAAAGTCTTCTCTCATTTTAATTGTACTATTAATAATATCTTTAATATCTGGATTACGTGGATCTGCAAGTATTGATCTATTACCTAATGCACGATTGCCACTTTCTGATTTGCCTTGAAACCATCCTACTATTTTACCATCAGCGATGGCCTGTGCTACTTCTTTGTAATCAACTTTTTCATTACCAATATAGTCATATTCTTTACCAGCAAATGTTTTTGATTTATGTATATTATTGTTTAGTGTATAGTTAGCGTGTTGATATGTGCCTATTGACTGTCCTTCATCACCTACAGCTGGTGGTACAAATACGTTTTCATAATGTTTAGTAAATTCTTCATTCATATATCCGTTATAAGCAACACCACCTGCAATACAAAGATTATTGCAAGATTTTAATGGATAAACGTGTTCTTTTATTTTATCTATAGTAAATTTTTGTAGGGTATATGCAAGGTCTTCGATACTATTTAATCTAATTTCTTTAAAGTGTTCTTGTTTTTTTTCGGTTATCTCACCTGCAAGTATTGTTTCAAATACATTATAATAATACTCACTATATTTTCCATATCCTACTTTACCCATAAGTTTACTTGCACCAAGTGTACCAAAGCCTGTTAAGTTTGACATATGATTCCATAGCCAACCAATAGGCAATTTATCAGATAAATCAATTAAGTTTTTATTTTTATCAAAAAACACACATCTATATTTTGATCCTATACCATCAATTGCTAGTATATCTGATTGTTCAAAACCTGAATTAAGAAAGGCATATGCGGCGTGTGATTGATGGTGATCTATAAAGTAAAGATCATCTTTTAAATAATAGTCCCATAGTTTCTTCGGGTCATAATCAAATATATCTTGTGGTAACTTATCTTTGCATTTTCTTATGCCGCCAAACGTATATGTAAATGCTAGAATGCCATTTGTACCATCTCTTTTATTTGTATCCCAATATTCTTCAATAAACTCATCATTTAATCTGTAATCGCTAGAATTTAATATATCTGATTGATGAGCATATGCTTCAGCGTGATAAGGTAAATTATGTTTAAATCTAGTAAATCTTTCTCTTTGATTATGAAACACACCATCATAGGTATTGTGGTCGTGTAAATTAAGTGCTACGGAATATATTTTTTTCACTCTTTTTTCTCCATTATATTTTTTCAGTTCAGGATAGACATCAAATAAGCTTGCTTCCCATTTAGTGCCTTCATAATATTTATCTATTTTTAAAAGATAGTCAATTGTATCCAAATAAGACAGGCCACCATTATCTTCTTTTAAAATATTTTGAATATCAGGAAAGTTTTCGTACTTGTCTATAAGTACTTTCTTTAAATCATCTGGCAATACATTTGCACATAACTTTGCTGGTCCTCTTATATTAGACCAGTTAATTTGTTTAAATAGTTTTTTGTTTTCATCAAACCAGTTTATAAGTTCATAAAATCTTAATACACTTAAAAAAGATATTGTGCCATTTACATTTATTTGAACATTAGGATATTGCTTTACCGTTTTTATATTTTTAACTATATCTTCCCAATTTGATCTACGCCTAATATATTCATCTGTTTTACCTATACCATCAAGTGATACCGTAAATTCAAATAACTGAAAGTGTCTTATATAATCTGTAATCCTATATTTACCTTGTCCTAAAACAGACATATTAGTTTGAAATTTTAGTTTCATATGAGGAGCATGGCCTGTCTTTATAATTGCGTCAAGTAATTGATAAAATTGTTTCATAACTAGTGGTTCACCACCAATCAATTTAAGATTATAAATGTATGGTGCAAATTCAACTATCTGACCTATAATATCTTTTATCTGGCCTTTAAAAGGATTAAGTTTAACATCATTACCGTGTTTAAGAGTCCATACATTCATAACCGTTTGACCTTCTAATTCTTTTGAGTTCAATGTTGTAGTTCTTGTAGAAGAGTCGTAAGTGTGGCACATATAACAATCTAAATTACATTGATTACCAAATGCTTTTATTTGCACTTCAAAAATTCTATCTTTTATGTGACCTGTTTTTGTTTCTTTATAACGATTAACTGCCTTTCTTATACCTGCCCATATACCATCATCATTAGATTGTATCTTTAATGAGGCCTGTCGTCTGGATCTGCCATATTGTTTTTCTTGTTTAATACACGATACACACGATTTTTTTGTTAACTTTAAATCAGAGCCTGGTGTTGTCATTTCTTTTCGTAATTGATTTAGTTTAGGATCATTTTCAAACCAATCTCTTATAGATGTATCTCTTATATTAGGACCAAATTCAGATGATCTAGCCCACGAGCATGGTGCATAATTACCTTGTATATCTGTAAATAATAATTGAAAGGGTGCACCACAGAAAAATATATCTTGGTCTTTAATACTTTTATCTAATTCATCTAATATACAATTTTTAAACCATTCAGATGTATCTAATTTTCCATTGCCCAAATACTGATCACCTGGTCCTCCTTTAGTCAGATGTTTAGGTAACTTTTTACTCATAAGTTTTTACTCGTCATCCTCAAATGAAAAGATGTCCTCAAAAGGTGGACAAGTATCTTTTTTTAAACTTTCTGGTTTCATATTTTGCCACTTATACAATTCTGCTTTACCTATTGTTTGTATTAGATATGGTGTGTACTTAATAAACTTAAAATGATTTTCTTTTGTTCTCCATTTTTGTAAGTTTTTTGGAAAACAAATATTATATGAAGTATCCCAACCTTTATCTAAAACAGCTCCTGTGATCGTTTTGGCAATCATTCCAACTTCTATAGCCCAACTTTCTCTTCCATGTGGTATAAACCATTCTTCACCCATTTCCCATCTAGTGCCTGTTTTTGCACATTGCTCTCTAGCAAACTGATTACCTGGAGCAACTCTTGGTGTGAATATTAACGTCCAAGGTGCTGTTGCTATATGAAATAGATTAGGGTTTGCTTGATATGTAAATCCTTTTTTCTGTACATCACCATCAAAACTTATTTTATTGCCTTCACATAGGTCATATAAAATTTTACTTCTTTCTGCATTTGGTCCTAACACATACGCTTTGTAAGGAAAGGCTTTTTGTTTTGATGTTGCTAATGGATATCCTATTCTCAATATCTCCTCTATTTGTAATCTAGTAGGAATAATATCTTTTTTATAATGAACAACGTGGGCTCTTTTTTTTAATGAATCAGTTATACTCATAATACCCTCGCATATTTTGATACTGGAAAATGACCTTTAGGTTCAACCCATTCCATACAATTTTTACAATAATTTTCATACTTAAATAATCTAAAATTCATCATCTTGTCTATATTCTCCTGTGTTATGTCAAATGTTTTTGAATGTATAATATTATTAGCAAATTTCTTACTACAATGTACAATCTTTCTTGTTTCAAAGTTGATAACAGGCACCATAGGAAAAGCTGCACACATCTTACGATCTATTTCTGCAGCCTGAGTATGTACTGCCAATACATCATCTTTATTAGGTGTTCTACCATTAAATGATTTCCACATTGTATTTTTGTGATCTAACTGTTTCATTTCTTCTGGAAAGTTATCTTTGTATTTAAAATAATTAGGTGTCTTTACGCATAGATTGTAATTATTGTATTCATTTGGTTGTATGAAACCGTAAGGTGGTAGTAAATCTAAACTACCAAGTTTTTTAATTTCGTTTTCATAAAAATCTAATATATTATGTTCAATATAAAGTATATCAGAATCTTTTAGTATATGTGGATATCTTTTACGTACAAAGGAGTTTGATAGTACTGAACATACGTGATTAGGTCTACTTTTAACTTCAGCAATAACATCATCTAAATTTTTAATTAGGCCTGGCTCACCACCTAGAAGACAAACACGTATCTTATAATTTTTTAAATAGTCTAGTGTTTGTTTTAGGAAATCCATATCAACTGTCAAGTTTCTCATTTCTAAAGTATAGCTTGTACAGTAATGGCAATCTTTATTACAAGACATAGACATAAAAAAATCTATGGCTAAATAGTTTTCTTGTATTTCTTTTAATGTTTTCATATTGTAAACTTATCAAAAAAGAATTTATTTAATGCTACTAATAGTTTTTGTTTGGCTTGATCTTTGAAATTTAATTCTTCAAATATATAATCTGGCCTTTCGTAGGCCTTTTCTATTATATAATGATAGATGTCCTCAATGTCATCTGCTATCAAAGACTTATCAAGCACTATATCATTACCAAAAATATATTTCATTTTTTTAATTAACTCTAAAAGTCTAAAAGGTATTTTATCTGTTATGTCAATCATATTATTGTTACTATCAAAATAACAGAAAGTTTTAAAAGATGGACTAATTATTATTTCATTCATACTGTTGCCATAATTATATTACAAGTATTATCTATTTCATCATTTGTTAAATATGGATGAATAGGTAATGTTAGTATTGTATCACATATTTGTTGACTATTCAAGCAGCTATCTTTTCTATGTATAATAGAATTATACATTACATTTTCCGATATAGGATTAGGATAGTGTACAGCTGCACCTAGTCTTTTCTTTAAGGTTTCTCTTATTTCTTTATTTTTAACTCTAATAACATATTTGTGATAACAATGATTAACACCTTCATCAATTTTTTGAAGGGTAACTATATCTTTTAAATTATTATCATATCTTTTAGCTATTCTAAATCTCTTATCTTGCCATTCGTGCATTTTGTCTATTCTAAAATTAATAAATTCAGCATTGATTGCTAACATTTTAGAGTTAAATCCTAATACTTCATTATTACCGTGTCTTCTTAATTTTCTAATAAAGTCTGCTTGAGTTTTGTTGTCTAATAAAACAGCACCACCACCTGCAATCCCAGCAACAGGCTTATTTGCGTTAAAACTTAATGTTGCAATGTCACCATATGTTCCTGCATATTGACCATTTCTGTTTGCACCAAATGATTGACAAGCATCCTCTATTAGTTTTATATTTTTTTCTTCACAAAAGTTTTGTATTTCTGTCATATCAGATATGTTGCCAAACAGGTGTGGGTACACTATTGCCTTTACTTTATCAGAATACATACGTTTAATACTATCAATTGACATATGATAAGTTTCTAAATCAACATCACAAAATACAGGTGTTGCACCTACCATCGTTATACAAGAGGCTGTAGATATCCAAGAAAAGTTTGTAGTCATTATCTCATCGCCAGGTCCTAGATTAAGTGCCATTAGAGCAAAACGTAGAGCGTCTGTGCCACTAGCACACGTTACAGCATATTTTCTATTAATAATTTTTAAAATATGTTTTTCTAAAAATTCAACGTTTCTTTCGTTTTCTTTTTGCATAACATTATCAAAAAGCTTTAAGTATTCATCTTTGTTTGCTATATAATCTTTATACCAACTATCCATTATCTTTACCTATTATGTTATAATCTTTTAATAACTTATTTATTTTATTACTAATAGCTATATGTCCTAGTTTATTTGGGTGATTGTCAATTACGGATACTCTTTGTGGTGATTTTTTATTTTCCCATAGATCAAGTTTATCTTTAAATCTCCATCCTCCAAGTTTTTGTACAGGAGGCCATCCCATAAATTTAGATGTATCTAATTTGTTTTCATAGTCCATTATAGATTTTAATATAATTGATTCGTCTTTTGTTTTATTTCCTGGATATTTACTTTGAGTATTAGGATCCGCTCCAAAATGAACATCATTTTGACTTGGCTTAATACCTTCTAAATAATGTTCAAAAAGTTCTATCATTTGAAATTGAACATAAGGTATATTATATCTCTCACATAGTATTTGAAAATCTAAATAATGTCCTAAAGACTTTTCAACCCACCACGGTAGGTTACCATGTGTATCAATTCTCAAATTTTTCCAATTTGACCTCATAATAGTATCTTCTTTATAATCCTTTCTTGGAGCTTGTGACCAAGCAGCAATAACTAAACCAATTTGACTTTTATCGTCTATCTTAACTATTTCATCTCGTAAAGTCGTATAGATAAATTCATTGCCTTGTCCCGACCTAGCCATGTTGATAACTTTCATACCTAATTTTTCTGATAATAATTCAGGCCATTTTTTGTAACTAAAATCCATATCTGGATGAGATATAGAATCAAAGTCATCTGTTGTATTACTATCGCCACTAACTATCAGATACTTCATTGAATGCTCTTTCATATATGAATTCAGCTATTTTTTGTTGTCCAGCTGCATTAGGATGCCTATCTAATTCTGATATTTTATGTTCTTCTTTTAACACACTAAACTCTAAACTAAATCCTCCTAATTCTTCATCAGTTGGCCAATTAAGGTGTTTATCATTAAATTTGTATTTTGTGCTTTTTAGGGTTTCAAGTGTTTCATTTTTTAATTTTTTATATAAAGGACCTAAAACTATATTATTAGTATTTAATTTTAAATCTTTACTGTTGTTTTTTTCATATTGTTGTTTGTTTATTTCCCACAAATGTCCTCTATATAAACTTATCATTTGAAAATGTATGTAAGGAAGTTTTTCTTGTTTTAAAAGATTTTGAAAGGCATATTGATACCTAATGCTTCTATTTATCCAATAAATTAAATCACCTTTCACATCTTGTCTGTCATTTGTCCACTTATTCTTTACTTGAAAACAACGTCTAGGTGCTGTAGACCAAGCAGCTATAACTATACCAATTTCATCTTTAGGTGTGCTTTGTATATAATCTGATATAGATGAATAAATATACTCTTGTCCTGCACCACATTTACAAAGATTAACACACTCCATGTTTAGTTTTTCTGCCAACAGTTCTGGCCATTTAGGCCAATCACAATCCATTTCAGGATGAAATGATGAAATAAAGTTTTTATCTCCCCAACTACATCCACTAACTATTAATTTTTTCATACTTTGTTTTTTACTATTGATTTACCTTTTTCGTCTAAATGATGTTCTATTTTTATATTATCGTTTGGTCTAACTAGACAATGATATAAACAGTTTCTAGGCACTCTACTATGGTCACCTGCCTCACCTTCTTTCATTATTTTTTCAAATTCTCTCCATTCATCTGATAATACTATTTCATCTATGTTTTCTACATCACTTACTTTACTAACCTTTAACATTTTTTGAAATAAAGGTGTATTTAATGTCCATTCTTGGTCGCACCAACAACAAGGTAATAAATGACCTCTATTACTCATAGCCATTTGCATTTTACCATTCATACATTGAGCAACAAATTTACCTTCTAATTTATCTTTTTTATCTTTCATAAGGTCTAATATATCCTTTATATCCTAAATTATATTCTTTTTCCTTTGGTCTTAATGGATCATCTTCTCCCATCCAACGTGATGAATGTAAAATAATAAACATTAAACCATTATCTTTAGCCATTTGTTTTGCCTTTTCTAAATTGTGTTCGTTATAACTAAACACTATAAACTGCCATGATGGCGTTTGTTGTAAATGTTTCTTTGCCTCTAACATAACCTCATATAACTTTTGACCATCTTGGTTGATACGATACATATTACTTTCTTCGGGTAAACCATCTATTGCAAATATCCATTTTGCTTTAGTATGGGCTTTAAATGCTTTTATATACCAGTCTTTAGGCTTTTGTGATGAGGCATTATGTACTGTAACTTGTGTTCCTTTTTTATAAAGATATTCTAATATTTCAACAAATTTAGGATGATGTACAGGATCAGATAATTGACCACAGAAATTAAATGATGAAAAATAATCAGATAACTTTTTAATTTCATCCATCGTAGCATCCCGACCATAAACTTTTCTGCCTTCAAGTGTAAAGTTGGTCTGTCTTTGACATCTCATACACTCTAGTGGACACCTATTACTTATGTCAATGTTTATACCTTTTTTTGATCTTCTATAAAATGATATATCGCTCATTTACCTTTTCTTTCAAACATATTACCAGATGGATCAAACCATTCTTCTATTTTTAGTTTATCTTCACCATCATCTAAACAATGATGTTTACATACTGCAGGTATTTTGTCTAAATCACCTTCTTTTAAAGTATTATAAAACTCTTTCCATTCATCTGAAGTTATTATATCTTTTAAACTTTTATTTTTACTTATGTCACTAACATTTAATAACTTTTTAATTTCAGGATATTCAATCCATTTAGGTGTATCAATATAACAACAAGGTAATAATCTACCTCTATTATCTATAGCCATTTGTGTAGTTGATGATAAACATTTAGGCCTAAACTTTGTCATAACCTTTATCCTTATATTGCTCTGACCATATACTGTAATCTTTGTTTCTAGGTCTTAGCAGATCATCTTCAGAAAACCATTTTGATGAATAGGTTAAATTAAAATTTAGACCATTTTTTTTTGCTAATTCTCTTGCCTCATCTATATCATTTTCATTGTATCTGAATATAATGTATTGCCAACAAGGCGTAGTATTTAAATGTTTTTTTGACTCAATCATTATATTAAAAAGTTTTTCACCATCTTGGTTAATTCTATATAAACAACTGTCTTCAGGCAGACCATCTATACCAAATATCCATCTCATATCAGGATGTGATTTGAAAGCTTCTATGTACCATTCTTTAGATTTTAACGAAGACGCATTGTGAATTGTGCCACCTACGTTTTTCATTTTACATAATTTTAATATATCAATAAAATATTCGTTGTGAACAGGATCAGATAATTGGCCACAAAAATTAATTGTTTTAAACATATCAGTTATTTTAATGAAGTCATCTACTGTTAAATCGTGGCCAGGTATATCTTTGTTATTTGCATAGTAAGTTTGTCTTTGACATCTAGGACATTCTAATCCACATCTAGCTGATAAATCAACATTAACACCAGGATTTTCTCCGACATCTCTTGTAAAGAATTGTTGGTGGAAGAATGATGATAATTGTGGTTTTATTTTGTTTATGAATTTTTCATTGTTATACATTTTATTAAATTATCAATTTTATTTTGTTGTTTTGTCAAACAGATTGCAGGCCTATTCCAATAAACACTACCTCCATCTTTTTTATATTTATCCCTTAAATAAATGACCTCTTTTTTGAGCCATCTAAACTCCATGAATAGTCTAGGTGCAGGATCAAAGTTAGGTTTTGTATAGACATATGTTTCAAACTTACCTAATACATTTGTGATTGGCACCATTAGATTGTTTAGTTTAGGGTTTATAAATTTGTCATTGTATGTTATAATACCGTGATCAGGATAATTGTGTATGTGTTTTTCTACTTCTCTATAATATATTTCATTTGTGCCTAAAAACAAATACTTAAATTGTATATCTTCTTTTACAGGTTTGTATATACTAAAGTTTATTATCTTTTCAAATTGTTCTCCCATACCATTAACATATACATCATGGTCGCATAAGTCATAAACTTTTTTAGGTTTGAAATATTGTAACGCAATAGGATATTCTTTAACATGATTTTCAGAATATACAGATATAAGATTGCCACTAAACAATAAATGTAAAGTTAGAAGTTGATCATTATTGTAAGTATGTTTATTTAAGTATGCTAAAGTCAGCTGACTTCTTCCCATAATCAATGTTATATCGTTTGATGTGGGTGTGTAAAAATCAAATATTACATTTTCATATTTGACATAACATTCATTTAGAGCATTGATGTAAGATTGTTCAGAAAATCTATGGTCTCTTATAATTATTAGTTTTGCTTTTATACCTAAATCATTCAGAAAACAACAATGTTCATAACTATAATGTAGAAGACCATCACCAGGTTTAGTTGTACATACTATATTTACATTTTTCATACTATATTATAACACATTTTATAAAAACCGTCAAGTATTTATCGTCTAAATAACTATATGAGTTACAGTAGATTATTGACATATGGTGATGTTATACCTTTAAGATTCAAGTGTAATCCAGATAAGTTATTTGAAGAGGTTAAAGACTTTAAATTCCATCAATATAATCCTAGAAAAGACATACCGAGAAACGGTTTAAGTATTACAAGTTTAAACGGTGAATTAGATGGTATTGATTTAGACTCAATACCTGAATATAATAAAGAAAACAATGTACATTATACTGAGGCTGATTTTAATACTGTAACAGACGTATATCATAAAAGTGAAGAAGTACAAAAAATAGTTGATCCTTGGAAGAGATATATTTGCAGATCACACATATTACATTTACCAGAAGGTGGTTATTTTCCACCTCATAGAGATTTGCCTGTTTTTAGTGATCAACAAAAAAGTATGAGAATATTGATTCCTCTGAAAGAGTGTAATCCACCATTTATGTATTTTATACATGATGGTAAGACATTAAATTTTGAACATGGTAGAGCATATTTTGTTAATACTAATAAAATGCATAGTCTATTTTCATTTAGAGATAGTTATATGATAGTGTTAAATGTACAAAGTAATGACATTACATATAAAATCATAGGTGACAACTTTTTACATTCATAAATATTATAAATAGTAAATATTATAATGCCTCAAAAGGTGAAAATGCACTTGACGGCAATTATATAAATTAATAATAAAGGAAAATAACATGAGTACAACTTTTAAATTAGTACAGACAAGACCTACAACTGATGTTCAGTTTTGGGAAATAACTGACTCTGCCGTTTTAGCTAAATTTGAAGAATATAAAACTAGTGGAGATATAATTAGTTATGATTTTACAGGAACAACTACTGCTGATGGATTAACAAATACAAAACATGTTGTAGTTAAAGATGGTATTTCGATCTCAAGTTTAATAGCAAACGATCCAGTACTATCTCCATTTACAGCAAAACGTGAGCAACATTGTATTAACAATAATATATCATATAGTTTAGAATCAGAGTAATATATTATGGAATATTTTATTATGTTATTGGTGGGTTTTATATGGTATCAGTTTATTGCTATGTTTGGTCTGTCAATAGGCCTACATAGAAAATTTGCCCACAAACAATTTGAAACACCTAAATGGTTTGAGGCAGCTGTTTTATATCTTGCTATGTTAGCAGGTAGTAGATCACCACTAGGTTGGGTAGGCGCTCACAGAATACACCACAGACATTCAGATACGGAAGAAGATCCACATAGTCCATTACATAAAGGTTTTTGGAATGTGTTGGTAAATAACTGGAGAGTAAAACAAATACCTAGGCATTATGTAAGGGATCTATATAAGAATCCTCGTATAATGTTTTTTCATAAACATTGGTTAAAACTGCATATTGCAACAGCAGTTATAACGCTATTAATAAGTGTACCATTGTTTATTATGTTTGTTCTATCACCTTTAGTGTTAGGTTTCGTAAGTTACGGAATCTTTAATGCGTTAGGACATAATGATGGTAAACCAGTATATAACTGGTTGATAGGAATTTTATCTGCAGGTGAAGGACACCATGATGTTCATCACGCAAATCCTGGGCAGGTACAATTAAGTAAATACGATTTTGCAGGATTAGTTGCTAAAAAACTTTTTATATAATGACCTTTGATAGAAATAGTAGTACAGAATGGGTGTCCATGGACTTTAATGTTCCTTGTGATACCATATTAGAAGAATACAATTCAATAAAAGATAATTTAATAATTCATAGACCAGAAGATGGTCACAAAGATTGGTTCGCTGTAACTCTTTATGGTTTTGGCTCTGATAAGACAAATAGTCATTGGGAGTATAGACAAAAAGGATTAAAACCTTTTACTACAGATATAGGTGAAAAATGCACTAATACTATGAATTGGGTAAAAAGTTTACCATACTCACGTATAGATGATGTAAGATTTTTGGTAATAAAACCTAAAGGTTATATTGCAAAACATATTGATATACCTGAACAAAATTGGCTTGAACCTTTAAATATAAGTATTACCTATCCAGAAGGTAACAAGTTTATTTTAAATAACAAAGAATTGAAATATGAGCCTGGTATGAGTGTAGTTTTAAATATACATTATGAGCATTATGTTGAAAATAATTCGGATGAAGAACGAATACACTTATTAGTGCATGGCAAAAAAACGAAAGAATTTTATAATTATGTTAAAACCTTTGCACAGCCATAAACCAGCTACAAGTATTACTTTTATACCTAAAGACAGACCTGATATAATTCAACAGTTAAGTAAAATAACTTTTGATAGTAAGGATAAGCTTTATAAAAATTATGTGGATATGAATTGGTTATCTTTTGAAGCAATTAGTATATACACAATGAAAGATGAGATTGTAGGATTTTCAACTATATTAAAGAGAGATAAATACTTTGATAAAAATGAAGTGAGAATATTAAATAGATACTATGAAATGCCTAAAATGAGAAGAACATCAAAAATTATAGCAGACGACCACGTTTGCGAAATGGTTTTACAACAAATAGATATAGCAAAAAAACTAGGCTATTCCAAAATCTTTATTAGTAGAGAGAAGTCTTTACGATACTTTAAAAAGTTTATATATAACTTAGGACAAAAAACAAATACTATTTGGAATGTATCTGATATAAAGATACAAGTTTCACATGGTAGTGAGCAATACAAGGCAAGATTATGTTAAAAAGAGAACAATTACCAGCATTTAAAAAACTATCATATACATTTGATTATGAACGTATCAATGAAGTTGTTAGAAATATGCCAGTTGAACAAGAAGATGATTTGAAAGTTAAAGAAGGATACGGTGACCTTGTGGGTGGCAAAACAGCAAAACTACAAAAAGCATTTGGTTTAAAATTTACTTCAATAGAAGACGCATATCAATTTTTAGTTAATAATGATGTGGCTGAATCTGAATTATATAAAAACGAAAGTCAAATAACTAAAGCATTAGGTGGTAAGAGAATGGCTTGGGATTATAGAAGTTATGTTAAGCCTTATGAAAATTATATTGTAAAAGACAAAGATGGAAAGTATGAAGTTAATGGTTCTCCATATAAACAAATAGCACTTACAGAATATAATCCTGAAATGGAAGATCGTGTTTATGATAAAAAAATACCTAAAACACGATTAGATGAACGACACTATAATAAAGTAAAAGATTGGGTAAGAGGAACATACCTTGAAGAAGTATTAAAAAGTTTTAAAGCTGAACATACAAGAGCAAGAATTGCTGTTATGGATCCAGGTGCATTTATTGGTGATCATATTGATTATAATACTGACTATTCTGTACGTTATCATATACCTTTAACAACAAATGAAGATTGTGGCTTTCACGTTATTGATAGAAATGGTGTAAAACACGAACAAAAAATGTTACCAGGAGAGTGTTGGTTTTTAAATCAAGGTCTTAAACATAGTGCTTGGAATAAAGGAACAACTACAAGAGCTCATATTATTATTTCGTTTTTGACACAAGAGGATTTAGATGTCTAATTATATTGAAACTAATTACAATACTGACAAAAAGTTTTTTAAATCATATATTAATAATAAGTGGGAAGATAGTAATGTTTTATATAAAGAGTATATGTCCTGGGAGAATAATAAATTTTTTGTACAAGAAATAAAAGATTTTGATAGGCCTTTATTAAGAGAAATAAAAAAAATATGGAATTATTTAGGAATAAGACCTAAAGAATGGAGATGTAATTTTTTTAGAGTTCTTCCTGGTGGTGAATTACCTTTACACGTTGATGTATTGAGTAAAAGTTCAGTTGTTATTCCAGTAACGGAAATGACGGGACCTTTATATTTTGGCGACGGCACGGAAGTGTTATATCAAAATATGACAGTAATTAATACAAAAGTAGCTCACGGTGTAAAAGCACCTACAGTTGAAAGAATAGTCTTTCATATGGGATTGCATGACATACCTTTTGAAGATATAAAAACAAATGATTAATGACTTAGCATTTTTATATTTGGATTTACCTAAATTTAATACTACCGTTTCTCTTATTGAAAGATTAGAAAGAATAGTAGATGAAAATAGTTTTGATGATAAATTTAGAAACTGTCGCCACATACCAATCTATGTAAGTGGTGGCAATACTTTAGAAAATAAAACTACAAAACAATGGTCGTCAGAAAGTGATCAATTACCTGAAATTAGATCATACATAGAAAAGTATGTACAACCATGGGCAGGTGATTTAGGGCGTATCGTAGTTATTTGTACATTACCTAAGGAAGCTAATCCAACACATATAGATTGTAGCCGTAAAAACTTTGCGAACAATACACTAGAACATAAATTTAGAGTAGTTATAAGAGGTCAAACAGACAATCTATATTTTAATGGGCAAGAAGAAAACTATCATATAAATGAAAATCTATTACAACACCCTTTTATGATGTCAGGTTATTGGCCTCACACTATGGTTAATAATGATAATACTATGAAATTTACACTAGCAATGGGATCTCCTTGGGATGCTGATGACTCAAATAAAGAGTATAAAGATTTAATATCTGATTCATATATAAAGTATAAAAATTCATATATATCAAAAAAGGATATGAAAATGCCTAAATATATTGATGATTATTTTTCAAAAAAATAAAGTAAAAAACAAGTATAAATAGTATTATGGCAGCAGTAGCAAATTATGTAATACATCAAGGAACTACGTTCAGTTCAGCAGTAACCGTAAGGGACGCTTCAGGAAACCCACTAAACTTAGATGGATATACTGCAAGTGCAAAGATGGCCTTAGGTTATGCTTCAACAAGAACAAGAACCACTATTACAACAACTTTTGATGCCGATAGAACAACAGGTGTTATAACACTTTCTTTAACTGCAGCTCAAACTGCAGCTTTAGACGCACCAGCACGTTATGTTTACGATTTAGATATAACGGCAAGTGACAGTACTGTAACAAAAATAATTGAAGGTTTAATCACCGTTAAACCAAACGTTTAATAATAGGAGAATAAAATGAGTAGTGAATTGAATACACAAACAGATGTGAATAAAGAACAAACTTTTACAATTGATGGTAAAGACTATAAAAGAAGTGAGTTAAATACAAAAACTTTAAATAGTATTATCATTAGACAAGACCTACAAGCAACTAGAGTTAAGTTGTCTTTAGAGTTAGAAAAAGTTGCTATTTTACAAAAACACTATGATGATATTATTGCCACTGAATTGGGCATTGATACATCAAAAGAAGCTGAAAAAAAGTAGTTATTAACTAGTTTTACATTACCTTATTATTATAAATATTATAAACTTACTAGTAATAAGGTAATATGTCAGACAGAATAACAGCTACAATTAATAATAATACTTCGGGACCGAGAAACGTTTCCGTTACTGTTCCATCAGCTTCAACTAGACTTAATGCTCTAGGTGATGTTAATGTATCAACATTAAATGATGGTGCAATGCTTCAATATGATAATACTTCTAAAAAATGGACAAGTCGAAATGATATAAAAACTGAAAGTGGAAATTTAATATTAAACGGTGGCACATTTTAAAAAATAGGGAGAGATTTTAAATGGCAACAATAATCAAAATTAAACGAACCACTGGTGCTAATGCACCCAGCGGCCTTAACCAAGGGGAACTAGCTTATGTCTATGATACTTCAGCAACCGATAATGGTGCTGGTGGTAATGGTTATAGGTTATTCATTGGTGATCCAACATCTTCATCTAATTCAGCAATAGAAATTGGTGGTAGATATTACACACAACTTTTAGACCACACACCAGGAACGCTAACTGCGTCTTCTGGTTTAGTAGTAGATTCTAATAAAGCAATTGATGAATTGCTTATTGGTAATAATGCTACCACAGGTGGTACAATAAAATTAAACGAAGGTACTAATAACGGCGCACATTTTGTAGCTCTTAAATCTCCCAACTCATTAGCTTCAGACGTTACTTATACTCTTCCAGGTACTTACTCAAATGGTCAATTCTTAACAGTTGACGGTTCTGGTAATTTAAGTTTTGCTGCTATTCCATCAGGTTCATTTACAATTGCTGGTGATAGTGGTACTGACACATTTACTACTGGTCAAACTTTAACGTTTACTGGTGATACAGGAATTACTACATCTATTACAGATAACGAAGTTACAATAGACTTAGATGACACTGCTGTAACTCCAGGTAGTTATGGTTCTTCAACTGCAATTCCAACATTTACTGTTGACCAACAAGGTCGTTTAACAGCGGCTGGTACGGCTACAATATCAACAACTTTAGATATTGCTGCTGATAGTGGTACAGACGATGGTGTTGCATTAGGTTCAGACACATTAACATTTACTGGTGGTACAAATATTGATACTTCAGTTTCAGGTGATACAATTACAATCAGCACACACGCTGACGTACTAACAGCTTCATCAACACACACTTTAACAAATAAAACATTTGACGCAAATGGAACTGGTAACTCAATTTCAAATATTGAAGTTGCTGACTTAGCGTCTGGTGTTGTTGAAACTGATTTATCCGTATCTTTAACTACAGATGACAGCACTCTTGCTTCTGCTAAAGCAATTAAAACTTATGTTGATAATCAAGTTACAGCACAAGATTTAGATATAAGTGCTGATACAGGTAGTGCTTCAATTGATTTAGATAGTGAGTCATTATCATTTGTTGGTGGAACTGGTATTAATACAACAACTGATAACTTAACTAAAGAATTAACAATAGATATAGACAGTACTGTTGCTACGTTAACAGGAAATCAAACTTTACAAAACAAAGTAATTGATAGTGCAAACAACACTTTAACATTAGATTTATCTGAAGGTACTTTAACAGGTACTATTGCTGAATTTAATAGTGCATTGTCTGATGGTTCTTTTGCTACATTAGCAGGAACAGAAACACTATCAAATAAAACACTTACAGCACCTAAATTTGCTGACGCTGGTTATCTTGCTGACGCAAATGGTAACGAGTTAATTCTATTAAGAACAACTGCAAGTGCTGTTAATGAATTACAAGTTAGTAACGCAGCTACTGGTGATGGTGTAGAGATTGCTACAACAGGTAGTGATACTAACATTGACCTGGTATTAAATCCAAAAGGTTCTGGTTCAGTTGATGTTAACAACAGTAGAATTACAAACGTTAGTGATCCATCTTCAGACCAAGACGCTGCTACAAAAGCATACGTTGATAGTGTTGCAAATGGTTTAGATGTAAAAGATAGTGTTAGAGTTGCTACAACTTCTACAGTTTCTGGTACTTATGATAACGGTGCAGGAACAATTACTGCTGGTTCAAATGGTGCTATTGCAATTGACGGTGTTACTTTAAGTCAAGGTGATAGAGTATTATTAAAAGATCAAACTGACAACACACAAAACGGTATCTATACAGTTACTACAACAGGTGATGGTTCAAGTGCATACGTATTAACAAGAAGTCCAGATGCTGATACAGCTTCAGAATTAACTGGTGGTACTTTCTTCTTTGCTGAACAAGGTTCTACAAATGCTGACAATGGTTATGTTGCTACACATAACGGCACACCAACATTTGGTACTACAAATATTACATTTTCTCAATTCTCTGGTGCTGGTCAAATTAGTGCTGGTGATGGTTTAACAAAAACTGGTAATCAAATAGATGTTGCTGTTGACGACAGTACGATTGAAATATCATCTGACGCATTACAGATTAAATCAACTTATGCTGGTCAAACATCAATTACAACATTAGGAACTATTAGTCAAGGTACTTGGAATGCTGATGTTATTGGTGAAGTATATGGTGGTACTGGACAGAGTTCATATACTACTGGTGATATTTTATACGCTAGTGGTTCAAACACACTTGATAAGTTAACACTTGGTGCAAGTGGTAAAATTTTACAATCAGACGGTAGTAATATTACGTACGGCGATTTAGACGGCGGAACTTACTAATCGTCATTAAGTAGGAAATATATTAATGGCGACAGTTATTAAACTTAAAAGAGGTACGGGCACTCCAACTATAAGTGATCTTGTAAGTGGAGAGGTTGCGATTGATACTTCAAATCAAAAGTTTTTTATCAATGACGCTGGTGTTATAAAAGAAATAGGTGGTGCGGCTGCTGCTGGTAATGGTGCATTAGTTGATTTAACTGATACAAATTTCACAACTCAACTACCTAGTCAAATTTTAAATTATAATGGTAGTGAATGGAAAAATGATTTTCAACATAATGTTGGCAAAAGAGTGCCATTTACAAAAACAGATGGAACTGAAACTACTCTTGCTCTTGTAAATAATAAAGATATGACTACAGTTAATGGATTTTTGGACCACGTTGTTGTACAATCATATTATTTACCATTCACAACTGCAAATGGAACATCAATACAAACAATTAGACCAGGCCATATGCCAACAATGGAAGGAATATAAAGTAAATGAGTGCTAAAACTCCAATACGAGCAACGTTTAATGGATCTGAAGTATCAGGTCTTGCCGAATATCAATCAGGTGAATTTATTGATCTATCGCACGGAGGTCTTGGTGCCTCTTTATCTATTGGTACTACAGGTCAGGTTATAAAAGTCAACTCTGCTGGTACAGCTTTAGAATTTGGTAACGTTGAGGCTATTGTAAATATTGATAATGCTACTGATCTAACAAGTTCAACACTTGCGGCTAGTGATCAAATTTTATTATCAGATGGTGGAACTGAAGGTAGAGTTACATTATCACAATTAGATACTTTATTTTCTGGCACTACACAAACTTTAACAAACAAAACTTTAACTGATCCTATTATTTCAAATACAATTATATTTGAAGGTTCTACAGATGATGACTATGAAACAACTTTAGAAGTTACAGATCCAACTGCCGATAGAACAATTACTTTTCAAAATGCTAGTGGTACAGTTGCTTTCTTATCAGATGTATCTGGTGGTGGTTCACCTGGTGCATTTACAACATTAACAATTGATAACAACATTGTTTTTGAAGGTGCAACAGCTGACGCAAACGAATTAACTTTATCTGTTACTGATCCAACAGCAGATAGAACAGTTAATATACCTGACGCTTCAGGCACAATTGTATTAAAAGATACAACAGATACATTAACTAATAAATCAATTAGTTTAACAAATAACACATTAACAGGTACATTGGCAGAATTTAATTCTGCTTTATCAGATGGTTCTTTTGCTTCATTAGCAGGAACAGAAACACTTACAAATAAAACTATTGATAGTGCTAATAATACAATTACTTTAGATTTATCTGAAGGCACTTTAACTGGTACTTTATCAGAATTTAACTCTGCTTTATCAGATGGCTCATTTGCTTCTTTAGCAGGAACAGAAACGTTAACTAATAAAACGTTAACATCACCAGTTATTTCTACAATCAGTAACACAGGTACATTGACGCTACCTACATCAACTGATACATTAGTTGGTAGAGCTACAACAGACACGTTAACAAATAAAACAATTGACGCTTCTAGTAATACTTTAAGTAACATTGCTAATACGTCTTTAACTAATTCTACAATTACACTTGTTGGTGACTCAGGTTCACAAGCAATAGATTTAGGTGACACTTTAACAATTGAAGGTACATCAAACGAAATAGAAACATCACAATCAGGTGATACATTAACTATTGGTTTGCCAGATGATGTAACAATAGGACAAGATTTAAGCGTAAGTAGAAATTTAACAGTTACAGGTAACTTAACTGTAAATGGAACTACTACAACAGTTAATACTACAAACACAACTGTTTCAGACTCAATATTAGAGTTAGCAACTGGTACAACAGGAACACCTGCTAATGACGCTGGTATCGTAATTGAAAGAGGAGATAGTAATAACGCATTTATCGGATTTGATGAAAGTACAGATAAATTTACAGTTGGTACTGGTACATTTACTGGTGCAACATCTGGTGATTTAACAATTACAACAGGAACGTTAGTTGCAAATTTAGAAGCTACAACTGCTACATTAGGTGGCAGTGATGTTATATCAACTGATAACACTAAAACTTTAACTAATAAAACTATTAATCTTTCAGGTAATACTTTAACAGGTACAACTGCTGAATTTAATAGTGCTTTAAGTGATGGAACATTTGTTGAGATTGATGCTTCACAAACACTTACAAATAAAACTTTAACTACTCCTGTTATTTCATCTATTTCAAATACAGGAACATTAACACTTCCTACAAGTTCAGATACATTAGTTGGAAGAGCTACATCGGATACTTTAACTAATAAAACAATTAGTGGTTCAAGTAATACTTTATCTAATATTGATAACTCATCTTTAAGTAATTCTACAATTACTATTCAAGGAAGTGATTCAAGTTCAGACGCTGTTGCTCTTGGAGAAACATTAATAATTGCAAACGGTGAAGGTATTACTACAGAAATTGCTTCAAATACTTTAACAATTACTGGAGAAGACGCTACAGATACAAACAAAGGTTTGGCTTCATTTAATGCTACAGACTTTTCAGTATCTTCAGGAAATGTTACTTTACAAACAGAAAGAATACAAGATATTGCTGGTGCAATGTTCAGTTCAAATACTGAAACATTAATTACAGCAACTTACCAAGATGCTGACGGTACAATAGATTTAGTTGTAGATAGTAATTTAGCAAACTATGATAACTCATCTTCTGGTTTCATAACAGCTTCATCTACATCAACACTTACTAATAAAACTTTTGACGCAAATGGTACAGGTAACTCAATTTCAAATATTGAAGTTGCTGACTTAGCGTCTGGTGTATTAGATACAACTTTTTCAAGTGTATCTGTAAGTGATAACACACTTGCTTCAGCAAAAGCAATTAAGGCTTATGTTGACGCTCAAGTAACTGCTAGTGGATTAGCAATTGCTGGTGATAGTGGTACTGGTTCAATAGATTTAGACACAGAAACTTTTTCAGTTTTAGGTGGGACAGGATTAACAAGTGCAAGTAGTGGAAATGCTATTACACTTAACATAGACAATGGTGGAGTTGATACTTTACAATTAGCAGACTCTGCTGTTGAAACAAATAAAATAAATAATCTTGCTGTAACTACTGCTAAAATAAATAATTTGGCTGTAACTAATGCTAAATTAGGTGCTGACTCAGTTGATGGAACAAAAATTGCTGATGACAGTATAAATTCAGAGCATTACGTAGATGGTTCAATTGATACTCAACACATTGGCAATGACCAAGTTACAACAGCTAAAATTGCTAACTTAAATGTAACTGAAGGTAAAATTGCAAACAACGCTGTTACTGTTGCTAAATTAGCAACTACTTTAGATTTATCATCTAATACAGTAACGTTACCAAGTTCATTTGTAACTACAACAGGCACACAAACACTTACAAATAAAACAATAAGTGGTGCTTCAAATACTTTAACAAGTATCGGTAATGCTTCATTAACAAATTCTACAATTACACTTTCGGGTGATAGTGGTACAAATGCTATAGATTTAGGCGATACAATTACAGTTTCAGGAACTACAAACGAAATAGAAACAAGTGTATCTGGTGATACTTTAACAATTGGTTTACCAGATGATGTTACAATTGGAAACAATTTATCTGTAACAGGTGACACTACAATTACAGGAAATTTAACAGTTAATGGTACTACAACTACAGTTAACTCAACAGCAGTTAATATTCAAAACGCATTTGTATTTGAAGGTGCAAGTGCTGACGCATACGAAACAACTTTAACAACTGTTGATCCTACTGCTGATAATACAATTAATTTACCAAACGCTTCTGGTACAATTGTATTAAGAGATACAACTGAAACATTAACTAACAAAACAATAAGTGGTGCTTCAAATACTTTAACAAATATTGGAAACAGCTCGTTAACAAATAGTAAGATCACAATTTCTGATGGTTCAAATACACAAGATTTAGATTTAGGTAACACATTAACTATTACTTCAGGTGAAGGAATTGACGCTGTTGTATCTGCAACAGACACTTTAACAATTTCTGCTGAAGAAGCTACTTCATCTAATAAAGGTGTTGCTTCATTTAATTCTACAGACTTTACAGTAACATCTGGTGCTGTAACTCTAAACGCTGAAAGAGTACAAGACATTGCTGGTGCAATGTTTAGTAGTAACACAGAAACACTTATTACTGCTACATACCAAGACGCTGATGGAACAATTGATTTAGTTGTTGATAATGATTTAGCAAATTACGATAATACTAATTCTGCTTTCATTACTGCTTCATCTACAGATACTTTAACAAATAAAACATTTGACGCAAATGGAACTGGTAACTCAATTACAAATATTGAAGTGGCAGATTTTGCTGCTGGTGTTTTAGATACTGATTTAGCTTCGGTATCTGCTAGTGATAATACCGTGGCTTCTGCTAAAGCAATTAAAGCTTATGTTGACGCTCAAGTTACTGCTAGTGGCCTAGACTTTCAAGCAGATACAGGTGGTTCATTAGCAATAGATTTAGATACTGAAACGTTATCATTTATTGGTGGAACTGGTATTGATACAGTTGGTTCAGGAAACAATGTAACGTTTAATATTGATTCAACTGTTGCGACATTAACAGGATCACAAACGTTAACAAACAAAACTTTAACAAATCCAGTAATTGCTACAATTTCAAATACAGGAACTATTACTTTACCAACATCTACGGACACATTGGTTGGTAGAAACACTACAGATACATTAACTAATAAAACTATTGATACTGCTAACAACACAATTACTGTTGTTGAGGCAGATATATCTGATTTACAATCTTACATACTTACTGACAGTACTGATACATTACAAAACAAAACAATTAACTTATCAGATAATACTTTAACAGGTACAACAGCACAATTTAATAGTGCTTTATCAGATGGTTCATTTGCTACATTGGCTGGTACTGAAACATTAACAGGTAAAACAATCAATACTGCAAGTAACACAATTACTGTTGTTGAAGCTGATATTTCAGATTTACAATCGTACATTTTAGCGGACTCTGCTAATACTTTAGAAAACAAAACTATTGCTTTAGGAAGTAATACAATTTCTGGTTCACTTGCTGAGTTTAATAGTGCATTGTCTGACGGTTCATTTGCTTCATTAGCAGGAACAGAAACATTAACAAACAAAACTTTAACAAGTCCAGTAATTGACACAATTACAAACGTAGGAACATTAACATTACCTACTTCAACTGATACATTAGTTGGTAGAGCTACAACAGACACGTTAACAAACAAAACTTTTGACGCTAATGGAACAGGTAACTCTATATCTAATATAGAAGTTGCTGATTTTGCTTCTAGTGTTGTTGAAACTGATTTATCTGTATCTTTAACTACAGATGATAGTACTCTTGCTTCTGCGAAAGCTATTAAAACATATGTAGATGACCAAGTCACAGCACAAGATTTTGACTTAACAGCTGATACAGGTTCAGCTTCTATTGATTTAGATAGTGAGTCATTACAAGTTACTGGCGGAACTGGTATTGACACAACAGTTGATAACTTAACTAAACAATTAACAATAGATATTGATAGTACAGTTACAACAAACTCTGGAACTCAAACATTAACAAACAAAACTATAGATAGTGCTAATAACACAATTACAATTACCGAGTCTGATATTTCTGACTTAGGTGCTTATATCACTGCTTCAAGTACAGATACATTAACCAATAAATCAGGTAACATATCACAATGGACTAACGATAGTAGTTATTTAACTACTGAAACTAATGATTTAACTGCTTCTGTTACTTGGGCAAACGTACCCGATGCTAACATTACAGAATCAAGTGTAACACAACACGAGGCTGCATTAAGTATTACTGAATCACAAATTTCTGATTTAGGTTCTTACATAACAGCTTCAAGTACAGATACTTTAACAAATAAAACACTTACTAGTCCAAACATAAACGAAGCAGTTGCGTTGACTGCTACTGCTACGGAACTTAACTATTTGGATGGTGTTACTGGTATTACACTAGGTTCTGCTAACGAATTACTTGTTGTTGGTGGAGATGGTTCTAGTATTGTAAGCGACAGCACTTTAGCAGTTGATGCTAGTAATAATAGATTAGGTATCAATCAATCCTCACCTGAAGTAACATTACATATGACAGGCGAAGGTGCTCAAACAGCACAAATTCGTATGGAGCAGTACAATGATAGTGCTGACGCTCCAGATGTAAGAACAAGAAGATACAGAGGTACAATTGCCTCACCAAGTGCTATACAATCAGGTGATTATCTATTTAGAAGTAACCACGAATACTATAATGGTTCAGCACTTATTGTTGGTGGACAGTTTGCTTTTGACAACAGCAATGATGCTGAGAGAACACAGTTTACGGTTGCGGTTACCACAGACGGTACATCAGTTGATGCCAGTAATTTGAGTGATGTGCAATTTAAGATTGATGGTAACGATAGTGGTGCTATTACATTTAACAACGCATACAAGTTTCCAACCAGCGATGGTAGTGCCAACCAAGTATTACAAACAGATGGCTCTGGTGCTTTAAGTTTTGCCACTATTACAGATCAATCACTATCAACTACAGATAATGTAACGTTTAATAATATGACTGTTTCTGGTAATTTGACAGTAAGTGGTACAACAACAACAGTAAATACAGAAACTATAAATCTTGCTGATAACACTATTACTTTAAATAGTAATGCTACAGGTTCTGCAACAGAAAATGGTGGTATTGAAATAGAACGTGGTGATGATACAAATAAAACATTATTATGGAACGAAACATCAGATAAATGGACTGTTGGTTCTGAAACATTTGTTGCTGGTACATTTGAAGGTGCTTTAACAGGTGATGTTACAGGTAATGCTGATACAGCAACTGCATTAGAAACTGCTAGAACAATTGGTGGTGTATCATTTGACGGAAGCGCTAATATTAATTTACCAGGCGTTAATACTTCTGGTAACCAAGATACTTCAGGAAATGCTGCTACAGCTACTGCATTAGAAACAGCTAGAACAATTGCTGGTCAATCATTTGATGGTAGTGCTAATATAACAATTGCAAGTACAGATTTATCTAATACATCAAATATAACTTTAAATGACGCAACACAAACGTTAACTAATAAAACTTTAACTAGTCCAGTAATTGCTACAATTTCAAATACAGGTACTTTGACATTACCAACAAGTACAGGTACAGTAGCACTTACAAGTGATATTCCTACAAATAATAATCAGTTAACAAATGGTGCAAGTTATATTACTGCTTCAAGTACAGATACATTAACAAATAAATCTGGTAATATATCACAATGGACAAATGATGCTGGTTACTTAACTTCGTTTACAGAAACAAACGACTTGACATCTTCAGTAACTTGGGCTAATGTTCCTGACGCAAATATAACTGAAAGTTCAGTAACACAACACCAGGCAGCATTAAGTGTAACAGAATCTCAAATTAGTGATCTACAGTCTTATATTACTGCCTCATCAACTGATACTTTAACAAACAAAACACTTACAACACCAGATGTTAATACATCATTGAAAATGGTTAGTAGTGGACAATTACAATTCAGAGATAATCAATCGTATATTTCAGAAAATGGTGGAATTATGTTATTTAACGCCGCGGCAGGACGTGGAGTTAGAATGTTCTCTGCCGGTGCTGAAAGAGTTGCTGTATCATATGCTGGTGACTTAGAATTAAAAGCAGGTACAGATATAATCTTTGAAGGATCAACAGCAAACGATTTTGAAACAACACTAACGGTTACTGACCCAACAGCAGACAGAAATATAACATTACCTGACTCAACTGGTACAGTTGCGTTGACAAGTGATTTAACAAGTTATATAACAGCAAGTTCTACTGATACATTAACTAATAAAACAATTGACGCTTCTAGTAATACAATATCAAATATTGGAGACAGTCAATTAACAACAGGTATTGATGCTGCTAAGATTTCATCTGGATCAGTAAGTAATACTGAATTTGATTATTTAGATGGTGTTACATCAAGTATTCAAACACAAATAGACAACAGAGCAACAAAAGGTTTTGCTATTGCTATGGCAATTGCATTATAAATATATAAATATAAGAGAGAGAAAATATGGCACAGAATTTTAGAAGATACACAGCAAGAAACGTTGGAACCTCAGCTACAACAGTATTTACGGCTGATAGTTATGACACAATAATCGGTATAGGATGCGCTAATATTACAGCGGCTGAAATAAAAGTTGATGTAATATTAAATGATGCTGACTCTTCAAATGATGTGTACCTTGTTAAAGGTGCACCAATTCAAAGTGGTGGTGCTTTACAAGTAATAGATGGTGGGGCTAAATACGTAGTAAAAAGTGGAGACGTTTTAAAAGTCGTTTCTAATACTGCTAGTTCACTTGATGTTATTGTAAGTACAGTAGATGATATTTCAACATAAGGAAATTAAATGGCTTATATAGGAAACAACATAGATAGTAGTAAAGTCAGATTTGCTGAAATGAAGGCTACTTCTTTAGACAAATCAGCAGTACAAACAATTTATTTGAGTGGTGGTGAAGCTGGGGTTAATAATTCACCAGTAGATGCTTTTGGGATTTCTTTAGAACAAGTAATAACGGATTGTGAAAATCCAGGTTTCGATATTATTGATATGGGAACAATTGTTGCGGCAGTTGGAATAGTTGATTTTGGTTATATTTAAAAATTAAAAACAAAGGGAGTTAAACAACTCATTATTATAAATAATACAAGTTAGTTTGTTAAAAAAAGGGAGAGAACAACAATGCCAACAATTTTACAATTAAGAAGAGGTACTACTGCTGAAAACGATGCCTATACAGGTTCAGTCGGTGAATTAACGGTAGATACAGATTTAAATAAACTTCGTTTACACGATGGATCTACTGCAGGTGGTGAAACCATTGGAGATGGATCAGGAAACATTCAAATCGGTGTAACAGGAAATAACGAAATAGATACATCATCAGGAAATCTTACTATAGATTCAGCTGGTGGTACAGTTACAGTTGATGATAACTTAACAGTATCAGGTAACTTAACAGTATCAGGAACTACTACTACTGTAGACTCAACTACTATTGAAGTACAAAATCAATTAGTATTTGAAGGTAGTACAAGTGACGATTACGAATTAACTTTAACAGCAGGTGACCCTACTGCTGATAGAACAATTACTCTTCCAGACGCTACTGACACATTAGTTGGTAAAGCGACAACAGATACTTTAACAAACAAAACTTTAACAAGTGCTGTATTAAACACAGGCGTTTCAGGTACTGCTATATTAGATGAAGACAATATGGCATCTGACTCTGCTACACAACTTGCAACTCAACAATCTATTAAGGCATATGTTGACGCTCAAGTTACAGCTTCTGATTTAGACTTCCAAGGTGACTCTGGTGGTGCATTATCAATTGATTTAGATAGTGAAACATTTACAGTTGCTGGTGGAACTGCTATTAGCACATCTGGTTCATCAAACACATTAACAGTAACACTAGACGACACAGCTGTAACTGCTGGTTCTTATGGTTCTTCAACTGCAATTCCAACATTTACAGTTGACGCTCAAGGACGATTAACTGCTGCTGGTACAGCTTCTATATCTTCAAATATGGGAATTGCTGGTGATAGTGGTACAGACACAATCACAGTTGGTACAGATACTTTCACAATTGCTGGTGGTAATGGATTAACATCAACTGCTACAACAGATACAATTACTTTAGATATTGATAGTACTGTTGCAACATTAACTGGTTCTCAAACATTAACTAATAAAACTATTAGTTTAACAAACAATACAGTAAGTGGTACAACTGCTGAATTTAATAGTGCATTAAGTGATGGTTCGTTTGTTACATTGGCTGGTAGCGAAACATTAACTAATAAAACAATTAGTGGTTCTTCAAACACATTATCAAATATTGGTAATTCATCTTTAACAAATGATAGTGTAACTATTGGTTCTACTACAGTTGCTTTAGGTGCTAGTGATACAGATTTATCTGGTTTAACATCATTAGACGTAGATAACATTACAATTGATGGTAACACAATTTCATCAACAAATACTAACGGAAATATCGTTTTAGATCCAAATGGTAATGGTATTACTCAAGTTATAGGTAACCTTACATCTGATAATATTATAAGAGGTTATGAAATTTACGCAACGTCATCTAATGCTAGAATTACATTAGGTGATACAACTAACAATTCTGAAGGGTTTATGGATCTATACTTCAACTACTATAATGGTGGTTTAAGTCAAGTGATTTCATCATATCCAACAGCAAACGGTGGATGGCACTTCAAAAACCAAGTTCACGGACAAAGTACTACGTGGTCTGGTACAGATAGTGGTGGAACTTTAAACACTATTTTAACATTGGCTCCAGATGGTGACCTTACAGTTGCTAGAGATTTAACAGTTAGTAGAAATGCAACAATCACAGGTAACTTAACTGTAAATGGTGATACTACAACTGTTTCATCTACAAATACAACTATTACAGATAACTTAATAGAATTAAACTCTGGTGCAGCTTCAAACGCTAACGATACTGGTATCTTAATCGAAAGAGGAAGTACTGGTGACAATGCGATTATGGCTTGGGATGAAAGTGCTGATAAGTTTATATTTGGTACTACAACTGCAACTGCAAGTGACACTGGTGATTTAACAATTGCAAGTGGTACAATTGTTGCTTCAACTTTTGAAGGTAACCTAACTGGTGACGCAACTGGTAATGCTGGTACAGCAACTACACTTGAAACTGCTAGAACAATTGCTGGCCAATCATTTGACGGTAGTGCAAACATCACAATCGCTTCAACTGATTTATCTGATACAGCTGATATTACGTACTTAACTGGTACTCAAACGTTGACAAACAAAACGATTGCTGCTGGTTCAAACACAATCTCTGGTTTGACTTCATCAAACTTGAATAGTGCTGTTCAGTTACAGATTTTAGACTCTGCTGGATCTGTAGTTAAATCGTTATACGGTTCTGCAACGTAAAAATTATTAATCTACATCATAAAACGTTATTTTGTGATTACTATAGGTACGTGTAATTGCTAGATGGAAAATCATATAAATAGTAATAAAGGATTAATATGGCCAACCCAGCAAGTAGAGAACAATTAAAACAGTACGCTTTAAGAACATTAGGTAAGCCTGTTATTGAAATTAATGCGGATGACGATCAATTAGAAGATAGATTAGATGAAGCGTTACAATACTTTGCTCAATATCATTATGATGGTGTTGAAAGAACATATCTAAAATATCAAGTAACTCAAGCAGACGTAGATAGAATTAAATCTCCTGATGGAGATACGTCTTCAAGTATAACTAAAAATTCTGTAACCACTGCATGGACTGAACAAAATAATTTCATAGTAGTACCAGAAGCTGTATTAGCAGTTACAAGAATATTTCCTCTATCAAATAGAGGTAATCAAAATATGTTTGATATACGATATCAAATGAGATTAAATGATCTATATGATTTTTCATCTACTTCAATTATTCATTACGAAATGGTAATGAAACATTTAGATTTTTTAGATCATATATTAGTTGGTGAAAAACCTATCAGATTTAATCAATATAACAATAAGTTGTTTATAGACATGGATTGGAAGACTGATATTACAGTTGGTGAGTATCTTGTAATTGAATGTTTTAGAAAACTAGACCCTACAGTTATGACAGATGTTTATAACGATATATACTTAAAAAGATATGTCACAGCCTTATTTAAAAGACAATGGGGTGCAAACCTTTCAAAATTTAATGGTGTGACTATGATTGGTGGAGTATCACTAAATGGTCAACAGTTATTTTCAGAGGCACAAGAAGACATAAGAAAATTAGAAGAAGAAATAAGAGGCACATACGAAACGCCTGTAACATATATGATAGGATAATGACATGCCAGTCAATCATTACTTTCAAGGCGGTAACGGTATCGGAAACGATGCTGAAAAAAGATTACACGAAGATTTAATCATAGAAGGCCTAAAAATTTACGGCCACGATTGTTACTATTTACCAAGAACACTTGTTAACCACGATTTAGTTTTAGGAGAGGATACTCTTTCTAAATTTGATCAATCATATATGCTAGAAATGTATGTTGAAACAACTGAAGGATTTGCAGGTGAACAAGAATTGGTATCTAAATTTGGTTTAGAAATAAGAGAAGACACAACGTTTGTAATTTCAAAAAGACGTTGGCAAAATCAAGTTGATAATATGGCAACACTTATAAAAACAGGAAGACCTAATGAAGGTGATGTTATTTACGTTCCTTTGATGAATAGTTTTTTTGAAATACAGTTTGTTGAAGATCAAGAGCCATTCTTTCAATTAGGTAACTTGCCAGTTTACAAATTAAAAACAACTAGATTTGAATATAGTTCAGAAAAACTTAATACTGGTATGCCAGAAATTGATCAAGCTGATGACAAGTTATCGCTAGATAAATTACAAAATCAACTAGTTTTAGAAGATGGTGGTGGATTATTACTTGAGTCAAGTGACTCAATATTAGGTAACTATAACTATGCAATATTAGAAAATGATGATTTTAATTTAGCCACTCAAACAAGAGATTATGCTGACAATGATACATATGATTCGCAAGATGATGATATATTAGATTTTACGGAACGTAATCCATTTGGTGAGGTAGACGAATAATGTTTGGAAAACAATTTTACCACGAGTCATTAAGAAAAGTAGTTGTAGCATTTGGTACAATTTTTAATAACATTGTTATTCATAGAACAAATAGTGATGGAGATGTTGTTCAAAAGATAAAGGTACCATTAGCATATTCACCAAAAGAAAAGTTTTTAGTAAGATTAGAGCAACAACCTAATTTAGATCAAAGAGAAATGGCTATAACTTTACCACGTATGGGTTTTGAAATATCAGGCATAGGATATGATTCATCTCGTAAGTTACAAAGAATTGGTAAATTTAAAAATGTTAATACATCAGACGCAAGTAAAATGTATTATCAATATAATCCTGTACCTTACAACATATCATTCAATTTATACTCATTTACTGCTACAGCTGAAGATGGACTACAAATAATAGAACAACTGCTACCATATTTTCAACCTGACTATACAGTAACTATAAATGCAATTCCTGAAATGGGTATTAAAAGAGATGTACCTATAACTTTAAATAGTGTCAATTATGAAGACACATATGATGGTGCATTTACAACAAGAAGAGCTGTAAACTATACTTTAGGTTTTACCGCTAAAACATATTTGTATGGTCCTGTTTATTCTAAAAGTGTTATTAAAGAAACACAAACTGATTTATATACAGATACATCAGGAGATCCTAAAAGAGAAGAAAGAATTGTTGTTGTACCAGATCCCACATCAGCTGACGCAAATGATGACTTCGGGTTTACAACAACTATAAGTACCTATACGGACTCTAAAAATTACGATCCGAGTACAGATGGTGACGCATAATTATGAGCATAGACGAAAAAATAAACGAAGCCCTTGGTATCTCTAACGACAAGCCTGTTACAAAGGCTGTAGTCAAAAAAGAATATACTCCACCTGTTCCTAGAATAGAAGACAAAGAAAAAGAAGATGTGGATAATGATTACAAATACAGTAGAGAAAACTATTATAATCTAATCGAAAGAGGCCAAGACGCAATTCAAGGCATACTTGATATTGCAAATGAAAGTCAACATCCTCGTGCTTACGAAGTTGCAGGCAATCTTATTAAACAAGTTGCTGATACAGTTGATAAGTTACAAGACTTACAAGGCAAACTTAAAACATTAAAAGACGTTCCTAATAAAACAAATAATACAAATATTAAACAGGCCTTGTTTGTGGGTTCATCAGCAGAATTACATAAAATGTTAAAGAACAAAAACACACAAGTTCAAAGTGAAGAAGATAAAGATTTTAAAAAGGTAAATGATGAGTGAAGCATACTTAGGTAATCCTAATCTTTACAAAGCAAATCTCAAACAAGAATACACCGAAGAACAAATAAGAGAGATTGCTAAATGTATGGAAAATCCTATACATTTTGTAAAGACATATACTAAAATTGTAAACATTGATGAAGGTCTAGTGCCTTTTAATATGTACGGTTTTCAGGAAAAAATGGTTAAGACATTCCATGATAATCGTTTTTCTATCTGTAAATTACCTAGACAGTCAGGTAAATCAACTACCATTATTGCATATCTATTACATCAAGTTATATTTAACGATAATATAAATGTGGCCATACTTGCCAACAAAAGTTCTACTGCTAGAGATTTATTAGGTCGTCTTCAACTTGCGTATGAAAACTTACCTAAATGGTTACAACAAGGTGTATTAAACTGGAACAAAGGTTCACTTGAATTAGAAAATGGTTCAAAGATACTTGCGGCCGCAACATCAAGTTCTGCTATTCGAGGTGGTTCATTTAATATCATATTCCTTGATGAGTTTGCTTTCATACCTAACAATATATCTGAGCAATTTTTTAGTTCAGTTTATCCTACAATTTCTTCTGGTAAAAAATCTAAAGTAATGATTGTATCTACGCCACATGGAATGAATATGTTTTATAAACTATGGAATGACGCAATACATGGAAGAAATGATTATAAACCTATTGAAGTACATTGGTCTGAAGTGCCAGGTAGAGATGATAAGTGGAAAGAAGAAACAATAAGAAACACTAGTGAGGCACAATTTGCTACCGAGTTTGAGTGTGAATTTGTAGGATCAGTTGATACCTTAATTAATCCATCAAAATTAAGAACGTTATCTCACAACACACCATTAGTTTCAAACGCAGGTTTAGATATGTATGAAAGAGCAGAAAAAGGTAAAGATTATGTTATGACAGTTGACGTTGCTCGTGGTACTGTAAGAGATTATTCAGCCTTTACGGTATTTGATGTTTCAAAAATGCCATATAAAATGGTTGCAAAATTTAGAGATAATGAAATTAAACCTATATTATTTCCACACACAATAGAAAAAGTTGCAAAAGAATATAACAATGCTCATGTTTGTGTTGAAGTAAATGATTTAGGTCATCAAATAGCAGACGCTTTACAGTTTGAATTAGAATATACAAATCTATTAATGTGTATGATGAAAGGTAGAGCAGGACAAGTATTAGGTGGTGGTTTTTCTAAACGAGGAACACAACTAGGTGTTCGTATGACCAAACAAGTAAAACGTATAGGTTGTTCAAACTTAAAGTCTTTACTTGAAGGTGACAAAATGCTTATACCAGATTTTCATACTATACAAGAATTGTCAACATTTGTAAGACGAGGTAGTGGTTGGCAAGCTGAAGAAGGTTCTAATGATGATTTAGTTATGTGTTGTGTCATATTTGCATGGATAACAAATCAAAGATATTTTAAAGAAATGACAGACCAAGATGTACGTGCTAGAATGTATGAAGAACAACAAAATGCAATAGAACAAGATATGGCACCATTCGGGTTTATGGATGATGGTTTAGATGATGATAGTTTTCAGGACGACTCAGGAGAACGATGGACTCCAGTGACAATTAGAAAAGGAGAAATGTTATAATGAACACTATAATACATAATAATGGTTGGACAATTACAATAAAGGAAGATATAAAAAATTTAACATTGGAACAATTATATGAGGTTGCTAAGTTATGTAACAAACATTATGTTGTTGTTTTTAAAAATCAAAATTTAACAATAGAAGATCAACAAAAAATCACATCTAGTATTGGTGAGGTAAAATGGCATCATGGTGATAATGAAGCTGAAACCGAAAGAATATTGATAGCACCAGGTATTGTAAGAGTTACTGGAGAGCTAAACGAAAAAGGAGAACAAGGTTTATTTGGACATGAAGAAGAACTTAAATGGCACACACACCATGTACATGATAAAAATATACATAGATTTCCTTACGTTTGGTTGTATTCAGTAAAGGGAAGTAAAGGTTCAAAAACTAGTTGGATAAACCAAGAGATGGCATATAATGATCTCACATTAGAAATGAAAGAAAAACTAGATAAGATAGTTTATGCTACGGGTGGAAGTACAGATCAATTTAGTAAAATGTTGTTAGACAGTACAAAAGTTCCAGTAGATTTTGATAGGCCTACAAAATTGGTACATACTAATATAGAGGGTAAAAAAGGATTATTTTTTCCATTTAATCAAGTACATAGTGTGTTTGAAGGAGTTACACAGAAAGAATGGGAAGAGTTAAAAACTTTTTTAATAGATCATTGCACACAAGAAAAATATATTTATCATCATAATTGGGAAGATAATGATTTAGTAATTTCTGAACAATGGTTAAGTATTCACAAAAGATGGTCTTTTGATGGTATGAAAGAACGATTATTACATAGAATAGCATTTGATTACAATAATGTTTATAATTTAAAACCTTATTATAGTATAGCCAGTAAAGATTTTTAATATCATAAATATACACGAGATTAATGATACCTATTAGCTAATAAGAGGAGAACAACATATATGGCATTTCAAGTTTCACCAGGTGTTGTCGTACAAGAAAAAGACTTAACAAACGTAATACCAGCAGTAGCTACAACGATCGGTGCTATTGCAGGACAATTCTCACAAGGACCAATGGATGAAGTAGTATCTATTGCTTCTGAAAAAGAATTAGTTGAAACATTTGGTAAGCCTGACTCTAACACTTTTGAATACTTTTTTAGTGCTGCAAGTTTCTTGCAATACTCATCAAGTTTAAGAGTTGTACGAGCAACAAATACAGGTGCATTTAACGCTACTGCTAGTGGCGGTGGTGCAACACTAATTAAAAATAATTCAGATTATGATGACGGTTTTACGCCAGACGGTTTATGGGCAGCTAGAACTGCAGGTGCGTGGGGAAATAATATTAAAGTTTCAATATGTCCTAACACAGCATCAGCTTACGAAAATACTTCAGCAACTACAGTAGATGATGCTTCAACAGCAGTTGGAGATACAACAATTACAGTAGATGATGGTTCAGCATTAAACGTAGGTGATATTATAAACTTTGGAGAAGCAGGTGGATACGAATACAGAATTACTGCAATTGCAACAAATGATTTAACATTCGTAAGACATCCTTCAGGTACAGGTGGTTTACATACTGCTGTAGCTGATGCTTCAACAATAAGAAGAAGATGGAGATACTATGATTTAGTATCAGGTGCTCCAGGAACATCAGCATACACTTCAGCAAGAGGTGGATCAAATGATGAAATACACGTAGTAGTGGTTGATGAAGATGGTGGTATTACAGGTACTGCTGGGGAAGTATTAGAAGTATATGACTCAGTATCAGTAGCAGGTGATGCTAAAACACCACAAGGTGATTCAAACTATTACAAAGATGTAATCTACAATAAATCACAATACATTTATTGGACTGCTCACGAGTCAACAGGTGCAGCTGGTAATTGGGGTGATCCTGCTTTAGGATTAACATTTACTGCTGTTTCAACTCTTAATGACGCAAGTTTAAGTGGTGGTGCTGACGGATCAGCAGCTTCAGTTGCAGAATTAAAAACTGCATATGAAAGATACCAAGACGCTGATACTGTAGATATAAACTTAATCATTGCTGGAAAAGGTGACGCTACTCACATAGATAACCTTATTACAGTTGCTGAAAATAGAAAAGACGCAATCGTTTTTGCTTCACCAGAAAGAACAGACGTAGTTGGTGTTACAAGTTCAACAACACAAACAACAAACGTTAAAGCTTTCTTTGATGGTATTAGATCATCTTCATACGTTGTATTTGATAGTGGTTACAAATATACTTACGACAAATACAATGACGTGTTTAGATATGTACCATTAAATGGTGATATTGCTGGTTTGGCTGCAAGAACAGACTTAATCGCAGACTCATGGTTCTCACCTGCTGGTTTCAACAGAGGAGTAATTAGAGGTGCTGTTAAGTTAGCATACAACCCATCAAAAACACAAAGAGATGAGTTATACAGAGCTAGAATAAATCCAGTAGTTACTTTACCAGGACAAGGTACAATCTTGTTTGGTGATAAAACTGGTTTATCTACTCCAAGTGCGTTTGATAGAATAAACGTTAGAAGATTGTTTATCACTTTAGAAAAAGCAATCTCTACGGCTTCTAAATTTCAATTGTTTGAGTTCAATGATGAGTTCACAAGAGCACAATTTAGAAATATCGTAGAACCATTCCTAAGAGATGTACAAGGTAGAAGAGGTGTTACAGACTTTTTAGTAGTTTGTGATACATCAAATAATACTGGTGATGTCATTGATAGAAATGAGTTTAGAGCGGATATATTTGTTAAACCTAACAGATCAATTAACTTTATACAACTACAATTCGTTGCGACAAGAACAGGTGTTGCATTTGAAGAAGTAGTAGGAGCGTAGGAGGAATCATGCCAAATATAAATGACTTTAAAGCTAAGTTAAGAGGCGGCGGCGCTCGTGCTAACCAATTCAGAGTGACAATGCCTTTCCCTGGATATGCAGCTGTAGGTGGGGAGACTGAAAGTATGTCTTTCTTAACTACATCTACATCTTTACCAGGTATGACAGTAACCGAAGTTGCTATTCCATTTAGAGGAAGAGAGTTATATGTTGCAGGTGATAGAACATTTGCTACATGGACAACTACAATTCTAAATGATACTAACTTCTTAATTCGTAATGCATACGAAAGATGGTTAAATGGTATCAACAATATGTCAGATAACGAAGGATTAACAAATCCAGTAGATTATCAAGTTGACGCCTTTGTTGATCAGTTAGACCGAAATGGTAATGTGATTAAATCATACACATTTAGAGGAATGTTTC